ATCTCAGCACAAGAATTGAAATATAGTTGATCTGACATTTGATTTTGGTTTGGTTTAGTTTTAGTTTAGTTCACAAACGCAAAAGGCCCGAAAGCCCCAAGCGAATGCTTGTTGGTTTCGAGCCGGAGTTCAACCCTCGGTGTCTCTTGCGAGACCAGTCCGGAAACAGATTTTCATGCGAGTTCTGATACTCGCCAGTTAGGGTGCAACTGAATCACTAATTTTATCGTAAACGATAATTTCGTCTATCCCTTACACCGCACACTGCAACTAACCATTTACTATGTCAAGCAACTTTTTTAAAAAAATGAAAAGGGGAGTAAGTTTTACCTTACCCCCCTTCCAGCTAACAAGAATGTCGAGCTTATGCGGTCGCCCTACCTTGTGGAGAGAACCTAGCCAATTTACTGGCAAGTCCCTCACTAATACTCATTCTTGGTTTCTGGGAATCTGATGCACTTGGCGATGAAGAAATACGCGACGAGCCTTTGAGTTGAGCGATGTAATCGTCTTTCTCTTTGACCATCTCTTGGTATGCCTTTAGTTGTGCTTGGATCTTCTGGTATGCACGACCTTGGTGGATCAGGCGGTTCATGTCCTCAACCGATGCCTGTTCGTTGGTTTGCTGTGTAGCAGCCAACGCAATAGCTTCATCACGGGAAATGTCATACTTGATTCCCTTCTCCTTCATGTAGTCAGCAATCGTATCTGGGATTTCAGTAGCCTTGTCAATCTCCTGCTGAGTGTTCTTGTATCCTTCACGCCATTGATTTAGATACTTGTTTCTGCCTTCTTGTTCTTTTTGTTTAGCGGTTTGAAGGATATTCTGCTTGGTTTCTTCAAAGTTGACAAGGGCTGCGTGATGCTTTTCAGTTGAATTTACAAACTTATTCCATTGTTCAACAAATTGATACTTTTCAAAATCAGATAAGTAAGGCTCAATTTCTTTTAATGCTTCTTTTCTTGCTTGCTTTGCCGAAACAACTTCCTCTTCGGTCGTGGCGCGGAAGATGGCGGCGTTTGCGTTGACAGCATTGTTAAATTCCCTAAGAACATTTGCGTCATTTTCAACAAACTGTCGCGCAGTATAGTAAGTGCTGTTGACAGGATCGAGGTAAGTCTTTTTGAAATCTGGATTACTTGTGATGTCATGGAAGTCCAGTTTACCCCGAAGGTCTTTGATCTGCTCTGATAGTTGTTGCTCAATGTCCAACTTCTCTTGGTTCGCTTTGTTGAGTTGTTCTTGGTAGTGGTTGGCTTCCTTAGTCGATGTTGACTCTGAGACCATTCGCTCAAGCTCTTGGATTTTGGTTTCAAACTTGGGAATTTCGTCTTTCTTGTATTTCTCCAACTCTTCTTTGAGCTTTCGGTTTTCTTCGATTTGTCGCTCAACAAAGCCTTTTTTCTTTCCTGTTCGGTCAGATGTGATTTCAGCTTCGGTAACTCCCGCCACTGGTTCTTCTGGTTCTTCTTCATTGTATTTTGGTATTCCAAGGTTAGGATCACCAACATTGGTAGCACTTGGCTTGCCCTCGTCGGCTTGTTGTTTGCTGAACTTTTTAAGGAAGTCAGATGTGTTGCCTTTAATCGGAACTTGAGGTTTGGCTTGCAGTTCTTTGATTACGTTTGCTGTGTCGTTGGTGTCCATAAATTAGATTTCGTCAAGGTCTGGGTCAATCGTGTTGCCTGTCGGTTCTTCATGCTTTCGAGTAGCTTTTGTTTTTTTGAATGCTCCTTGCTCTTCAGTTCCAATAGCTTCAATAGTTTTGATTGCATGGATAAGCGTGGTTACTCCTTCGGGCGGGTTTACATTAAGCAACAAGTAAGCCTGTAGTTTGTTCCAATCTTCGTGTGAGGTTATTGCTGCACATAGGGATTTTACTTTTTCGGTTGTCATTGCATTGGTGTGATATTGTTTTCCACTTCTTCAGTTTCTTCTGGAGTCTCAACCTCTTCGGTTTCCTCTTCCTCCATTTCCTCCGGCTCTTCTTCTTCCATCTCTGGAGCCTGCTTGCTTTGCATTGCTGCTTGCTTGGCCTTCTCTTTCTGAATCTCAGCGCGAGCTTTAGCCTTCTGAAGCGCGAGTTGGGTAATGCCTTGTTCTTTACGCTGCTCAGTGCGTTGAGCGTGGCTGATAGAAGCCTTGCCCACCGAAATATCAGCGAGTTTCTTTTTGGTGTCGATTTCGATACCAGACTTAGCAGCGAGGTATTGAAGTTTGATGTCTTCCTCGGAGTTAGGTTGACCTTGCTTCTGAGCTTCGGCTTCAGCCATCTGGACGTAAATTTGCTGGAGTTCATCAGCCATCTTCTGAGCTTCGTTCATTCCTTGCATGAATTGTTTCAAGAAGTCCTGTTTGGATGGGTCTTTGCTGATATACTCAACGTGAGCCATGATGTGACCACCTTTGAATTTAATTGAGCGAACTGCCTTGGAAAGCTCTGCAAGCTCTGGTTGACCTTGCTGCACAGATTGCAGGATCATCTGCAACTGCATCATCAGATCCTGCAAGTGACCAACTGCGTGTTCGATATGTGGATCAGTTGGGAACACAGGGAAGTTAGCAGGATTGACAAACGCATCAGTCATGCCAGCGTTTTCAAATCCAATGATACGAGCAGTATCGTCAATCTTGCTTGGCTTGATATTCCGATAACGAGCTACGTTGTCTCGCCCTGATAGTGCCGCGATTGCGTCTTTAACGGCATTCTCTTGTCCTTCGTTAGCTGGAGTGATTGCTGTGATGTTCAATAGCTTCTCTGCTGTGATGAGTTTGAATGACGGGCTACCGGCTCCGTTGATTAGATTAGAACGGATGCTGGTGATGTTCTTCCAAGCAGCAGCTTCTTTCGGAGTGCCAAGCTCTTCAAGAATCTCATAGAACTTCTTAACAAACTCATACCCATCATCGCTAGATTTCGCGTTTACGAATCGCTTGTAGAGTTGTTTGAAGTAGAGGGTCTGACACTCGTTGAATCGGCGGATCTGAGTTCCAGATAGTTTAGCCGACTCAGCCGCATCCAATTCTGCTTCGCCTTTCGTGCGCTGGCCACCGCTGTTAGTAGGCGCGTTGATACGATACTGCCCCATGCCCCTATACATATCTCCCATGAAGAATTGCATGAAGCTCATGCTTTCTGCTACAGGGAGTTGGAAGCGGTTCTGAATAAATTTAGCACCATCTGGCATTACGCTGATTGGCAACCATTCCATCTGCTTCAACATCTTCGTTGAATCTGGCCCTTGACCCTCAATCATCAACATGGAGTTGAGGCGCACAGCATCAACCAATGAGTTCATCGTGAAGTCATACTGACGGCAGGCAACAAACGCCGACTCCGCTTGGCTCTTGATGTCTTGGAAGAGTCCGCTGCCCACCGAATCAGTAAGCATATACAGAATCTCGTCCCATGATTTGTAGAGTCCAATCTTCAGCATCATAAACCCATGCTGGCTTCTGACATCATCATCGCTGATCTTCCCTGCTCCTTTGATGTTGGAGTTGATGTAGTCCGAAATCGGCTGGTAGTCTTGGAGGATGATTGCTTTGGAAATTGTGCCGTCAAACTCCCTCCAGTAAACTTCGTAGAGGTCAATCTTTTGATTCACCGATAGTGACCAGTTAAACCCTGACTCGCTGATTGTGCGGAAGAAATCTTCACGGGTTTTGCGGTTGTTACTGAATGCGCGGTGGAATCGGATAGCATCAATTGCTGCGTCCACATTCCATCCCATTGCTTCAGCCGCAGCGCGGTTCTCGATCTTCTTGTAGAGTTCGTATGGAGTCAATCGAACACGCCTAACAAACTCTTCTAGGTTGGAAAAGTCGATCCGAATATCATCTGGGAAAAGGAGGTCGGAAAGGTAAACGTGTTCTGGCATCCATCCCAAAGGAGAGTCCCACATTCCGATTCCTTTTCCATAGAGCAACATTTCTTCCAAGTCTTGCTCTGCGTTGTAGAGATACCCCGGCCATTCTCTGATTGCTTGGTCAAATGCAGTGGTGATGTTCTCAGTATTAACAAGGCGTTCTTTCTCATTTCCATACTTAGTCTTGATTGTGCAACAAGCCTGACGCTCAGTAATGACATCGTAGTAGCTGGACTTTTGGTTATCTACAATAAAACTAAGTTGTCCGTAGTTTACGTCAGATTGCCAAGGCAAACGCTTCTCAGCAAGTTTGCTGTAACCTGTGGGCGGGAAGGATTTATAGGCTTTGTAAATCCTAATTCTTTTATTTTCCCTGCCGATATTAGCCAACCTAAGATTGTTAGCTATATTCCAACAATGCGAGGCGTTGGAGATTCGTGTTTCTGGTGGCTTGCCATTCTCATCAAGAGTGGCTAAAGAAAAATTATCATTTCCGATTGAGAGCATAGGATTTTATATTTATCGGTTACGATAGTGAATTCAAGACGTTTCTTCGTTTGTTACATGAACTACACCCGCGAGCCTTATGCTCAAGTTTAGTTCCCAAAACCTTGTCAGTAACCGCTGCTACTGTATGAATGGCTTGTGCAATCTTATCTCCAAGTCCATCGCTATACCAGCACCGATCACTTGGTTGACGCTGGCAGGTTTGATCTTCTACCATTTGCTCGATGTTACTTGGAAGCTCAACGCCGTTGGAGCGGTAGTCTTTCTGGATGTTCTGCATCAAGCTACTCCATGTGCTTCCGTAAACAATCGCGGGAAAGGTCAGCTTATCACGCTTAATCTCATAGCGGAAATACCAGCCCCCGACTGGTGCTAGATTTTTGTTTTTCAGTTTCATCTTGCCTTTCATCCAAAAATATATTTTCTTATTGATATGTCAAGAGTTTTTTCTTCAAACAAAGGTATTCGTCGTTACGGAATTCAATTCCCAGAAAACATGGATGACCTTGGTATTGAGTTATACTGCTACGCTATAAGTCGAGGTGAATACGGAAAAGACTACTGCAACAAACAGAAAATAAACCTTTCTGATTTTAAATTACTATCTCCATCTGAACATTTTCTTAATGCTGTTAAACTTCAATGGCCGACTGAAGTTTCTATTTACAATAGAGGATATACAAATACCCAATTACTTAGGACGCTGGATGAGTTGTGTTCCAATACTGACATCTGTTTAGCTGGATGCGCATCAGCAGGCAAATCATTCCCAGTAGGGCTTTGGGTTTATTTAGATTGGTGTTCTGCTCCGCATTGCACTTCTTCTTGGGTGGCCACTACTACTCTCGGTGCATCCGAAGATCGTATCTGGGGTATCATCTCCAAGCTATACAAGTGCGCCCGTGTCCAGATAGGTAAACTTATCGACTATCGTCACATGATCGTATGGGGTGGCGCGACCAACGATGAAGATAAGGACTATCGAAATGCTATCAAAGCCTTAGCGTTTCAATCAGGTAACGAGGGCCAGAAAGCTATTGATACCACCCGTGGTCGTAAGAATGATCGAGTTCGTCTTGCTTTGGATGAGTTGCCCGAAATGGAACTAGGCGCGATTACCGCTAAAGTAAACTTATCAGCAAACAACGATGTAACTTTTATCGGTATCGGAAACCCGTCCGCTGGGGACAATCCTCACACCCGTTGGGCTATGCCTAAAGATCAATCCAACTTCGATTCTGTTTCTCCAGATATGGATAAGTGGGAAACCGGAACTGGGGTTTGCTTGTTCTACAATGGTATGCGCTCGCCCAACTTTGCCGCGCCTGCTAACGAACCATCCCCGTTCCCGTTCCTCATGGATCGTAAGAAACAGGAAATTATGCTCAAACAATGTTACGGAGACGAGAATGCCATTGACTATGTTCGTAACGCTATTGGTTGGTGGCCGAAGTCTGGATTCGCTCAGACAATCATAACCGCCGATCTCATCCGTAACGCTGATACCAACGAAGAACCACTTTGGGATTCCGAAGGGTTTACTAAGATAGCTGGCTTCGATACCGCATTTACAGTCGGAGGCGACCGATGCGTTCTGACTATCGCTAAACTTGGCTTTGTCCGTGGCACTCGCAATCGTGTAATGTGGTTGGAAAGTCAGAAGGTAATCCAGCTATCCGCTAATGCCGCTGCTGAGTTTGAAATCCAACTTGCCACTGAAGTTGTTTCTTTATGTCGAGCCGCTGGTGTCCAACCATCTAAATTCGGTATGGACGTGTCCGGTGATGGCGGTCGAGTCGGGCAAGCTATTATTCGTGAGTGGCTACGCTTTGACGCTTCTGGAGTCGCTATCGCTCTTATCTCATCTATGGGTAAACCTACTGACCGGATCGCGGCAGATGTAGATAAACGCCCGTGTAAGGATGTTTATGATAGATTGGTCAGTGAATTCTACTACTCAGCCTATCACGCCTTTAAGAGCCGCGTTCTTTTTGGCATAGATCCTGCTTCGGATTTGGCGCGGGAACTTTGCTTGCGCCGATACACGATCAAGTCTAAGAAGATTTCCATTGAGACTAAAGATGAGCTTAAGGGAAGAACTGGTTACTCTCCAGACATTTCGGACAGCCTAATATATTGCCTCGAAATGGCGCGGCGCAATGGACTTGTTTTTATCGGAAACGATAAACCAGTTCCAACTAACCGATTCTGGGCGCGGGATGAAAAGCCCGTCGAATCATTCTCTGATGACGATGCTTACTCGTCAGACGATAATGGAGATTGGTAAATACTGGGCCAAGACGTTACTCTTGGTCATGGTTTCGGTGACGGCCCCATGTATTGCCGTTTGGCTCTTTTTGCCACTCAAACAAGACTACTTCAAAGCTCGTAGTTAGCTACATGACTCCATGCTTCCCAGTAAAAAGGAAGGCCGGGTTAACTCAGCATTATTGAATCACTCAGAGATTAACTTAAGAGTATTAACCTTACGCATGATTCTCAGCCGCCGACCATATAAATAAAGCCAATTGAGGTAAGCCTTTGTTGCGCTTCCCCACAAAGCAGGGTATAATCTACGCTTACAGGACAAGAGACGACTCCCATTTCCCTCAACCAGCTAAAATGTAAAAGATCAATCTAAAATTCCTTCAAGTTCCAAAGTATTTGCCACTTCTTCTGGAACTACAATACGAATCATCTTCTCCCCGTCAAGATGTCCAAGAATCTCATGCAGTCGGATGTCACTTTTCTTCACCCAACATTGGTTGAACTTCTGACGAAAAAGAATCTTCTCCGGTGTATTTGTTACTTCAGTTCCCTCGCAGATAATGCGGGATTCAAATGTTGTTTTAGGCCACCAACCAATAGCGTTACGCGTATACTCCATATTATTTGTATTCATAAATTAGATAATTGTTCTCTCTGGCCCATGCAGGGTTGTCGTGGATTAGGGTATGACACGGGCGACAAACAGCCAAGAAAGTAGATGGCACAGATAGGTTCTTTCCTCTTTTACTTTTGTGATGTATGTCTGCGGCTTCCCCCCCGCACACCTCACACTTGCCTTGAATTTTTTCGAGGTAGTTCTTTCTGACTTCACTATATTCTTTGTTCTTAATCTTGCGAGAATCTGATACAGCTTTTAACTTCCCGCTTCGTTTTTTGAACCCCGTTTTGGCTTTAAGTGGCGTTTTTCTTCGTAGCATTTATAGTATTTAGTTAGCTCTTGAAGTCCGATGGCGGCCAACTCCAACTCTTTGTATTCTGTTCTGTAGCTGGCAGGGAATGGTTTTCCTCGCTCATGCATGGCAGTT